TGCCAGTGAATGCCCTCGATGTGACCAGCAGGGTTCGAGGTGGTGGTGTCGTGGATCGTGCCGCCGATGATGGCGACATGATCGGTGTTTATGTAGGCACCGATGTTGTTGATCGAGGCAGGGTCGCACGGCTGGATGTTGTTGCTCGCGTCCGTCGTCGGACCGATGTTGTCGTTGATCAGATACACCTGCGAGACGCCGCCCAGGTAGAAGCCGCCGAACGTGTCGTTCGACAGGATCTCGTTGTTGGGCTTCTGCTGATCGCAGTTACCGCCACCGTGGTTGCCGTCCCAAAAGAGCGTAAACCCACCCGTGGAGGTGAAGCTGTCGATCCACACGTACGGGGCGTTGATTGTCATACCTGAAAGTGTCGGCGTGTCGCCTGTTTCGGGCAGATAGTGGATGCAGCCGGACAGGTTCTGGGTGACGTTGCTGGTCGGGAACGGTGCACCGTATTGACATGTCGAGCCGGCAGACTTAGCGTTCGCCCAGAAAATAGTCTGGTACCCATAACTGCAAGTCGTCCCGCCGCCGCAGCCGACGCCGATGGTGTCACCGACCGATGCCAGTTGGTACGCCTTGCTGAGCGTCAGGCAGTCGGATGTGCCCCCCGTGTCCGGGTTGGCGATCAGGGAACTACTGCGGGTACAGGAGCCGCTGCTATCCGATCCGTTCTGCGCCACCCAGATGTTCGCCATCGCTGTCGACGTACAGCCGCCGCAGCCGCCGCCGGAGGCACCGCCGCCGACAAGGCCGCCCTGCCAGACGCCGATGCCGAGACCGATCGCGGCCGCGGCGAGCACCACGCCGCCGATCCGCCGGAGACCGCCGCGCGCCATTTCTAGTAGCGCCTGAATGCTGGGTAGACGTTCACGGTGCCGGCGTCCGAGATCAGCCTGACCGTCGACAGGTTCGTGAGCTCGAACGTGCCGCCGGCGGGAATGCAGATGCCTAGCCCGCCCGCGGTGGGGACGGTGCCGTCCTCGGTGAAGTAGATGTTGGCGCCGCCTGGAGGCACGGACAGGAGCGCGTGCGTGGCGCCGCTTGGGATGCCGCCCGTAATCGAGGACAGCAGCGCGGCGCTGCCGGTCACGGCGAGCGTGTGTCCGGACGCGAGCGGGGTCGGCACCGTGGTCGTTGCCGCGGTGACCATCGAATAGTTGCCGTCCGCGTTCAGGTACACCATGAACGAGCGGGCTACGCCGCTGGAGTCGAACAGTGAGATCGTGGAGAGGGCCATCTAGCCTCCTGTCGCCTTATGGTGGGCTCGATACTCGGCCCGGAGCGCGAGCCCGGTCGGCGTTACTACCGACGGGTACTGACTCGCATCAAACCAGTACACCTCTAGCCGTTCCGCCTCTTTGGGATTCGACCGCTTGAACTGCTTGTAGAGCGTGCCGGTGAGGAGGTATGTATGTGACTCTAGAAGGTCAGCCGCGATCGCCGTCAGCGGGCTGTCCTGCCGGGGTAGCGGCACGAGCGGGGATACGGATCTCACGTCAGCCTCCTACAAGGACGCGGGTGCGGCTCGAGGACGGCGGGCTGTTGCTGGTGCCGTCGCCGCTCTCAGTCTCGGTGACGCTGTCGTTCAGCACGAGTTCATCGACGCCCGACCCGGTGCTGGCGCGGGTGCGGCCGTAGACGGGCGAGCCGGCACCGGAGCGGATGACGAGACTGGCGCCGTTGCCGTACAGCCGGGCGATGCCACGGCCGGTCTCGACGACCAGGGCGGCATCAGCGCCGGAGACGTATAGCCGAGCCAGGGTCGCGCCGGTCTCGACGAACGTGCCGGCTTTGACGCCGGTGGCGTAGAGCCGGGCTGTCCCGGCGCCTGTCCTGGCCCTGGTGTTGAGTTTCGCGCCGGTGGCGTACAGCTTGGCGGTGCCCGCCCCGGTGCGCGCCCGGACGTTGAGCTTCGCGCCGCTGCCGTACAACTGGGCGACGGCAGGTGCCTTGCGGTTGAACAGCGACGCGTCCGCGCCTGTCGAGTAGAGCCTGGCTACCGCAGCGCCGGTCTTGCTGTAGACCTGGCCGCCCGACGGGATGTACTGCTTGGCACCCGTACCGTAGAGCCGCGCGACACCGGCGCCGGTCTCGTTAAGCAGGAGTTGGTCGGCGCCCGTCGAGTACAACCGCGCGACTCCCGCGCCGCGCTCGCCGTAGGTGACGACCTTGCCGCCGGTCGCGTACAGCTTGGCGGCGCCGGCGCCTGTCTCGACGTAGGTGAGAACTTTCCCACCGGTCGCGTACAGCCTGGCTACGCCGGCGCCGCGCTCCTGGTAGGCGACGACCTTGCCGCCCGAGCCGTAGAGCTTGGCGACTCCTGCGCCGGTTTTGCCTAGCGTCGCTGCGTCCGCGCCGGTCGCGTACAGCCTGGCGACCGCGGCCCCCGTCTTCGTGTAGACGACGCCGCCGCTCGGGATGTAGAGCTTGGCCCCCGAGCCGTAAAGCTTGGCGACACCCGCGCCCGTCCGGTTGAACAGCGACGCGTCCGCGCCCGACCCGTAGAGCTTCGCTACTCCGGCGCCCGTCCGGTTGAACAGGCTGGCGTCTCTGCCAGTCGCGTAAAGCCTTGCGGTGCCCGCGCCCGTCTCGACGAACGTGGACGCTTTCGCTCCGGTCGCGTAGAGCTTCGCAACGCCCGCGCCCGTCTCTGTGAATGTCGCCGCCTTGGCGCCGGTGGCGTACAGCCGGGCTACTCCTGCGCCGGTCTTCTGGTAGGTGAGGGGGACAAGGTGGCCGTACATGCCCGCGCCGGTCTCGACGTAGGTGACAGCCTTGGCGCCGGTCGCGTATAGGCGGTTGACGCCCGCCCCGGTCTTCTGGTAGAGAACCCCGCCGCCGCCGAGCGTGCCGAGCGGCCGCCGGTGCCGCCTGAGGTTTACCGCTCGAGAGCTGCGCGGGCTCTGGCGGATCGCCACGGGTTAGCCGATCTCGCGAACCTTGAGCCCGGCGTTCATCGTCAGCGCGTCAGCCGGGGCTACCGGCAGCCTGACGTAGATCGGGAGTGCCTGCGTGCCGTAGGGGATCCAGGAGAACGACGGCGGCGACCAGATGTACGGGCTGCGGACGTTCCAGCCGTCGGCGTGGATGATGTACGGCGTGCCGACCGTGCCCATCGTCGTGTTGCGGCACTCGGCCGTGAACCCCGCGGCGGCGTCGCCGGGATTGAGCCTGCCGACGGTCGCCGACGCCCCGCCCGAGCCGGACGTGGTGTAGCCGACGATGATCTGAACCTGCAGCACCTCGTCCTGCGCGTCCCCGAAGTCGGAGGTCTGCCAGATCGTGAGCTCGTCGATAAATACGGGCTTGTCGTCGGCGGGCGCGATCTCGAAGATGTCGATGGCGGTGGTGACGGCGGTGGCCGCGTCCCAGGTGATGACGTATGGCCTTCCTGGCCCCATCAGGGTCTCCTATCGGTAGACGACGCGACGGCGAGGGATAAGGCGGCGGGACATGTCGATCGTGTCGGACACGACGACAGCCGGGGTGTAGTCGACGTACAGACCCACGAAGCACGCCATCGCGATCCGGGTCGATGACGTGACCTGCGTGATCCGGGCGACCGGTGCCGTGCCTTTCGTGACCGTCGGCGCCTCCGTGATCGTGCCGGGCGACCACTTCCAGCCAGTCGGATAGGTGCTGCCAGCGTTGCCCTGCCAGAACGCCGCAGCCGTCCCAGCCGCCCCCAGGTTGACGTTGGTGATCACCGGGTTCGACGCGACACCGATCGTCCCTAGCTTCGCCGCCGTAGTAACCGGGGCGGCAGTTGCTACCCATGGGATCACGGCGTTGATCGTGTCACTTGCGCCAATTCCGGCCGCCGTGTACGTGGTCAAGTTCGCGTCGAAGTTGGCGTTGGCGGCGGCGGTCGCATTCCTGATCTGCCCGGTGTCGGCACCGACGCCGCCAAGGTCTGCGATCCCCACAGGCGGCCTGTTGTTGATCGCATCCCAGCCCGAGCCGCCCTCGGCCGTGTTGTTGCCGAGCACCCAGCCGGTGCCGACCGCGCTATCGGAGGTCGGCACAAGCATGACCACCTTGCCGCTACCTGGCCACGTATTGTTGAACGATCCTGTCGAATCGTTCAAAACCGCATCGTCGGCATAACAGATCTTCGAGGCGCCCGGCGCCGAGATCCAGCCGCAACTCCAGACACAAGCGGAAACGAGAACCGTCAAGCCCGACGCCGAAGCGACCGAGACCCCGTCCAACTGCAACTCGCAATCGGTCAGATTATTACTGCCGTCCGTGATCCCTTTCATCTCCAGGCGGTAGTACGTACCCGTGGCGATCGTCGCGGCGGAGTCGGAGCCGATCTGGGTACCGGCCGTGTTATTCCACAGTTGCAACTTGCCGCCTGTGGTCAGGCGGGCACTGATACCCAGAGTTCCACCATTGTTGGCGACACCCATCACCTGAGCCGTGGTTCCGGGCAAGGCCGGGAACATCATGTACACCCGCCAAAACATGGTCTTGCTAACTAACGAGATTTGCGCGAGAGGGACTACCGTCAAGTTGCCGGCAGTCGAGTCGAATTTGGCGCATCCGCTGCCGGTGCGCTGGTTCGACGCGTCCCTGGTGACCGTGCCAGTGCCGAAGATGTTGCTCCCGTTTGGATTCTCCGGCCCGACAGCCAAAGCCCTGGGCTGATCGACCTCGTAGCCGATCGTAATCAGCCTAGCCACGTAACGTCACCGGAAGCTGATAGGGGCGCACGGGATCACGCAAGTGTCTAGCGCAGTGCCCGTTACAGCCGGATCGCCCACGCCCCCGGCCAGCATACGCCACTCGCGCTATCCGGCTACCCACCCAAAATGACCGTCGGCGTCACCTTGATCTGATCCGACGAGTTGATTGTGACCGCTGTCGTGTCGTCGAAGTTCGCGGCGAAGTACGCCTTCCCGACCGTCAGCGAGTTGCCCAGCCAGAACCCGTTGAGCGCGCCGCCCGTGTAGGCGGCGGTAGCGACCGGGAACGAGATCTGCGCGCACGCGGACGTCCGTCCGGAAGTGGTCGAGCCGATCGCGCCCCACGACGCGCTCGAGATGGTTTGCCGCGCGTAGGCGCCCGCACCCGGCTCGGTGTACGACAGCGCCACCGACGCCGACGTGCCTACGGTCGATGCGGTGAACGTGTTGAACAGGGCGAGCCAGGTGTTGACCGGCGCGGTGCCGGACGTGGCGAACCCCGCGTTCGCGAGCACCAGGTCGATGCCCTCGTTGGGCCAGATTTCTGCCATTCAGACCGCCTCCTTTAGGCGATAGGGATCATTGTGGGTCGCCGATCGCCGGCGGCCTTACACTTCGAGCAGTAGTACCTGTCTCGGCTCAACCAGAGGATCGTGCGGAGCTCGCCGCACTCCGAACAGACGGTGATCGTCACCGGGTTGTCGTGGCTGTTCGGGAGTTCGATCGCCGGGTGGCCGGTGATCTCAGGTGGCGGCTGGCTCAAGCTCCGGCGCCTTCAACCCGATGTAGATCTCGTTCTCGCCGTCGGCGCCGCCGTGGTCGATCTTCACCATCAGCATCCCGTCCCGCCACTCGGGCCACAGGTACGCCTGCCCGATGTGGCCGAGCAGCGCGTCCGGGTCGCACCAGATGTCGTAGTCGTGCGCCCGCACCTTGCGGCAGAACTCGTAGTCCTCGTTCAGGTAGACGCCGTCGGTGCTCTCGAAGAACGGGAACCCGATGTCGTCGAGGACACGGCGGCGGACGAGCATGCCGGCGCTCCCGGACGCCATCACCGTGAACAGTTCTCCTGGCACCTCGTGGAGTTGGTATGGCATCCAGCCGGGGTAGTCGCGGCCGAGGCGCTCGTCGTGGAACACCGATTCCTCTTTGGCGATCGTCAGTGTGTACGGCGGGTTGCGTTTGACGCCGAGCGGCACGACGACGTCGACGTCGTCCTCGAGCAGCCGGACGAGCAGGTCGCCGGGGAAGCGGTGGTCGTCGCCGAGGATCCACGCCCACTCGTGCTCGGGCGGCATGTCCATGATCGCCATGTTGAGGTTGTCGGTGATCGACGCGGAGCGGCGCATCAGGACGCCGGAGCCGGGCGGCGTGGCGAGGTTGAACAGGTCGATGACGAAGTCGGGGTAGCGGAGCTGGTCGCCGATCGGGATGATGACGCTGCCCGGCGGCTGCTTCCTCGCCCGGTCTTTAGGCGGCATGGCCGTGGGCGGCGGCACGATCAAGGAGGGAGCTCATACCGCCGCCTCGTCGGCCTCGACGACGTCGGTTTCGTCGTCGAACTCGGGCGGGTCATGGTTCGCGAGCCACTCGGCCCGCGTCTCCTCCCGCATCGCGTAATAGCCTTTCTGCGTCTCGCGCCGGGTCTTCGGCCTGTCCTCCGGCCGATGGTAGGAGACGAGGTCGCGGCCGAGGTCGCAGGTGGGCACGTCCTTGTCCCAGTTCGGCCCGCGCACCCACTCGCGCTTACCGGCGGCGCCCTTGACGCTGTAGAGCCAGTGCTGCGGGCCGACGCGGAGTGTCGGGTTCCACCGGAAGATATTGCGATCCTTGTACGTCCACTCGCTGTCGCAGTCACGGTCGCGCACGTACTCGGACAGCCCGAGCGGCGTCGGCACCTCGAGCCCCATCCACTCCTGGACGCCGGTGTCGTCGAGCATGTCGCGACCGTCGAGGACGGTGTAGGTGGCGACGTTCAGGTCGGTGGCGGCGAGGCGGGAGCGGGCGAGCTCGGGGTCGACCTGGAGGATGCACTGGTCGGCGTCGAATACCAGCACCCAGTCCTCGTCGGTCAGTTCGAGCGTGCCGGCGAGCCGAAGTAGCTGGTTGCGCTTCGCCAACTCGTTCCCCCACCAGATCGAGGTGGGCCTGTAGATGATCGACGCGGCCCCGCCTGCTTCGGCGGCGTGCATGATCGCCTCTGCCTCGCGCGGGTGGCTGCGCGCACGAGCGCCGGGGGTGAGCGAGTAGGCGCCGTCACAGGCAACGATCGTGTCGCAGATGCGGGCGAAGCCGCCCACGGCGGCGGACAGCCAAGACGGGCTTTCCATCCACCAGTTCAGCAGGCCGACGACCTTCAATCCACGCTCCTTTCGAAGAACCTGACGTGCGACGGCACGCCCTGCTCGGAGTACCAGGCGTGCCTAACCTTCCAGCCCGCCTTTAGCCATCTCTGAACGAACTCGTCTAGCGACAACTCCAACACGTGCGTCGTGGTCGAGCCGTTCCAGGTCTGCCCGACATCGTCGAGCGGCACGTCCACGTAGGCGTAGTCACAGTCGAGCGCCGCGATCAGCGCGTCCAGGTGCTGCTCGGTGAGATGTTCGAGCGAGTGGGAGGCGATGAACGCGTCGCAGGGGACAGAGTAGGGGCCGTCCGCCCATAGCCAACCATCATCGATACTGAACGCGTAGGAGGAGTGGTAACAAACCTGCGGCACATCGGCGAGTTCGTAGTTCCACCAGATACCGATGCCGAAACGATCAGGGAGCATGGCGGCGGCGAGCGCCCCGTCCCAGCCGCCGAGCTCGACCACCCAGCCGGGCTTGCACCAGTCGAGGAACGCGGCGACCTGCTCGGCGTCCCAGTAGTTCTGCTCCGGGTACTCGCGGGCGAGTAGGTCGTAGAACTCGCGGTGCGCCTGGTAGGGCATGCCGTCGCGGTAGCGCGTGCGGTAGTCGTCGAGAGCGGCCACGTCGATCACGTGAAGCATCTCTCCGGCGGTTCCTCAAGGAAGGCCTGCGGGCGACTGGATCCCGTATAGGCGAGTTCCCCCGTGTGGCGATAGGTAGCGATGATCCTGGCGATCTCATCCGCCTGCTCTGCTTCCGTCCAGGTTCCCTCGCACTCGAGTTCGCTAAGCGCCCGCAACTTCATAAGCAGACGATGAGTTGTGAGAAGCGCGCCTCCCTCGTGAAGGATCTCCCGAAGTAGGCGGCGAACTTCGTCATTGGATATATCGCGGTCGATCACGTCAGCACCACCTCCTGCTCGAGCCCGCACGGCTTCGCGTCCCGCTCATCCTCGCCGAACACCCGGGCGTGCCGCCAGTGATACATGAACCCCTCGCGGGCGGCGACGATCGGCACCGCGTCCTCCTGCAAGCGGGCGGACGTCCAGAAGTCCGACGCGTAGCCGGGTGTGCCGAAGCACTCGAACGGATGCTTCAGCCACAGGTCGCGGCTCATCCCGGTCAGGCTCATGCCGGTGAACCACGTCGGGATCACCGGCTCCGGGTAGCTGACGCACTCGGCGTACTGGCGGAACGTGTAGGCGTGCTCGAGCGGCCCCGGCTTCAACGGCTCGCTGGTCAGGTTGACCGTCCACTCGGTGTGCGAGCCCTGGCTGTAGCCGGTGACGACCGGGTGGTCGCCGGAGTCGCGCAGGCGGCGGACGGCGTCGAGGGCGGGCTTCCGGACGATCACGTCGTCGCTCACCACCCAGAGCCAGTCGAAGTCGTAGCCGAGCACGGCCGGGAACGCGTGGTCGGCGATCCCGCGCTCGGTGTAGCCGGTCATCCACAAGGTCGGGATATCGAGTTGCTTGATTGAGTCGAGACATTCGGGGATGTCGCGGGCGTGCATGACGACGAGCGCGTCACGCACTGAGCCGCCACCACGTCTTCCCGAACAGAACCCACCACGTGCCGCCCACCTGAACGATCGTCACGACCGCGCCAGCGCGATCTCGCAACGGATGAACTCCGCGTAGAGCCGGGCGGTGCGCCTACACCACCGGACACGGCACGGCGGACACGGACAGCAGACATTGCACGGGTTGTGGCTCTCACGCTCGAAATCGGTCACGGCCTGCCCCACTTCCGCCACCTTCTCGCCACATCGGCGAGTAGGAACGCGCACCCGGCAAGGACGAGCCCGATGAAGACCCACCAGTCGGTCACGGCTTGGCCGCCTCCACCTTCCGCACGCGGGCGGTAACGTTGGCTGGCCACCACCACCACTCCGGGTGACAGTTCACCTGCACCGGCCCGCCGGCCGCCAACATCTCTTCCGGCGACTCCCGCCATACGCCGCGCGAGTCGGCCACGTACCTGTCGGCCCACTGCGGCGCGAGCGCGTGCTCGAACCCTGGCACGTCGCGCCAGTAGACGTTCCGAGGCGGCGCGTGGAACGCCACCCGGCGTGTCACGTCCAGCCCGCCCTCCTGAAACAGCAGCCAGTCCCACTCGCACGCACGCCGCATCGACTCCGTCGAGACCTGTGAGCCGCGCCCGAGCTCCAGATCGACGTGCATGCCGAGCGTGTGGCCGTACCCGATGACCTCCTTGAACAGCTGGCTGGTCTTCGTTCCGAACGGGTTGTAGAAGTCACCGCGCCCCATCACGTAGTAGGTGGACCGAATGCCGAGCCGGTGCTCCAGTTGCGCCATCTTCAGGGCGCATTCGGGGTCGAAGTCGATGTCGTGGCGCCACTCCACCTCCGGGTTGTCGGTGGCAAGCAGCCGCTCGAGCCTGGCGATGGAGAAGTCGTGGTCGAGCGCGGGGACGGTCTGGGCGGTCACCGGGCCGTGAACTTATCCCAGCTGCCGTCGGCGATGTCGCCGTGCGAACCCGCGGTGGCCGCGCGATAGTCCGCATCCGTCCAACTACCGTCGGCGATATCACCATGCGAGCCGGAATGCTCGAGCGTCGCGTGTGGGCCACACCATCCCGCTTCGCGATCCAGACGATCCAGCCGCCGCTCCTCGATGTCCCGCGCCGGGTTACCCACCACGGTCACCCCCGCCGGCACATCCCGGATCACCACAGCCCCCAGCCCGCAGCGGCCATCGTCGCCGACCTTTACGTGGTCGGTCAGCATCGCCGCCGGGCCGATATGGCAGCGGTCGCCGATCTCGCACGACCCGCTGATCTGGCTGTTCGCGATGATCAGGCAGTGCTCGCCGACCAGACAGTTGTGGGCGATGAACACGTTCGCGTCGATCTTCGTGCCCGCCCCGATCACCGTGTCGCGATACCGGCCGCGGTCGATGACGGTGCCCGCCCCGATCTCCACATGGTCGCCGATCACCACACCGAACGGGTGCTCGCGGCGCTGCCACGACCGCCGCCCCGGATCCGTGCACGGCGGGCACAGCGTGTCGTGCGTGCAGAAGTCGCACTCCCACACGTAGCCGAAACCCTCCCAGCCGATCGACACGTTCGGGCCGATCGTCACGTGCCTGCCAACAGTGACGCAGTCGGCGATCCACGCGGTGTGATGAATGCGCGTGCCCTCCATCTCGGACGGCTCCCGCGCAGGCCAGTTCTCATACGCCTGCGAGTCGAGGTACGGGAACTTCGGTTCGGTCACGCCACCCTCCTGAGCCTCGCCGGCTCCGGCTCGTACTCCCGAACGGTTCCGCGGTCGACGTCCATCCCCAGCCGCATCAGACCCTCATGGACGCCGCGGCACTGCGGATCCGACGGGTCATCCGGCAACCCAAAAATCTTGATCTGCGGGTAGACGCCGACGCTGCAAACCTGCTCTGCCCGAAACCTGATCCCATCGACGAGAGCATAACCCCGGGCCAGTACCACGCTCGCCTCGTCCGGGTGCAGAACCCACTCGTGGTAACCGGCGTAGAACCGCTCGCCCGGTGCCAGCGTGAACGTCAGCGCGTCTCGGCCTGTGCGGAAGCAGGGCGCTTCTCCGCCCGCTTCGACGGCTTCTCCGCCTGATACCCCACCCGGGTGAGCGACGCCTTGATGTCGGCGATCTGAGCGTCGTCGCCGTGCATCTCGGCGCCGCGGAGCTCCTCGAGCAGCGCCACGATCAGCCCGGCGTTCTCCTCGTTCGACTTCTTCGCCATGCGTGCTCCTTTCGGTGCTGTAGGGGCGGGTGGCATCCCCCGCCCCTACTTTAATCAGCCGCCTAGAACGTCGGCGCGCTGAGCCCTGAACCGGCGATCTTGCAGATCGAGCCGGGGAACCTGCCGGACGCAAACGCGCTGAACGCGTACAGCCGGATCCTGACCGTGCCCGTGGCCGAACCGACATCGCGGAACACCTCGACGCGAGGCGTGCCCTCCCACAGGTGCATGTCGGCGTTGCGGGTCACGTAGATCTCGTCCTCGTTCGTGTTGCCGCCGACCGAGTAGACCGTGCCGACGTTCGGGTCGCTGATGATGTTCAGCCCGGCGAACGAGTTGACGAAGCCGCCTGCCTGCTGGCCTGCGGCCTGGTAGAGCCCGCCGACCTGGAACAGCGGGAACGTCGAGCTCAGGTTGCTGACCAACCACGCCGAGCGGCGCGGGTGGAGAACCAGCGTGTCCGGCTCCGCGTACCGGGTCGTCGCGATCTTCTGGATGCCGTCGTAGAGCTTCGGCAGCAGACCGGACGCGACCGGGGTCGCGGACGTGTAGGTGGACGTCTGGATCGAGCCGACCGCGCGGATGCCGACATGGTCGGTGGTGCCGGCCCCGTTGATGCACGAGTTGTCGAGCTGCCGGTCGTAGTCGGCGCGGAGGTCGTTGAACAGGATCGTGTCGAAGCCCGGCTCGGCCCGTTCGGCCAACTGGACGGACAGGTCGCTGTAGCCGCCGATCGTGATGATCGGGACGGTGAGCAGCGCCTCGACGATGTCCCTCGTGCCCAGCGACGTGTTCTGCGTCGTCTGGGTCGCCACCAGCGAGCCGGTGGTGATCCTCGGGATCGTGATGTTCATGCCGGTCGCCATCAGTGGCGAGTTCGGCAGCGAGTCCGCGAACGGGCGACCCGGCCGCGCGAGGGCGGCGTACATCTCGCCGAGGTACTGAGGCGGGATGAAGTTACCGCCAGCCGTCACGGTCGTCGACATCGACCGCATTTCCATCGCCATCTCACGCTCGTTCTGCGCGAGACGGGCGAACGCCTCCTGCGAACCGCCGATCTGGGCGTAGAACACGTCCGCGAAGAACGAGACGCCCGGGTTGTCGGCCCGGTAGGTGAGCGGCTCCCTGCTCGTGCCATACGCACGGGCGGGGTTGCCGCCGCGCTGCTCCGGCTCGTCGCCGCCCCCATCGTCGTCGTCGGGTGCGGGGACGGTCTCGCGGGCGTCCCGAACGGCGATCAGCCGCTCGAGCGTCTCCCGCTGGCGCTTCACATCCTCCTGGATGCGCTCAAACGTGGCCGCGTGGAACGCACGCTCCTCGTCCTTGGTGTCGTCGGGGAGCGCCTGGATCTTCGCGTCCCAGTCGTCCATCTCCTGGATCGACCGGTCGAGCAGATCGCGTGCCTCCTCGATCGACTTGGTGACCTTGCTCATGCGATTGCCTTTCGTAGTAGGTGTGCGAGGTGCTCCTTCTCCGCCTGGAGCGTCTGCTTCGAGGCGGCGCGGAGCTCTGCTAGCGCGTTCGGTGCCGAGTCCATCTCCATCTCGTCTCCGACCGGTTCGGCCGGGTCTCCCGGCTCGACGGCCTCGATCGCGATCGCCTGGTCGATCAGGGCCAGGGCGTCCGTGATCAGCGCGCGTTCCGGCGCGTCGTCGGGCAGGAGCTCTCCTTCGAGGAAGTCCTGTCCGCACTCGTACATCGAGACGAGGCGTGCGATGGATGGCACGTCTGCGCGTTCCTCGACACCCGACACGACGCCCCCTGCCTTTAGGGGGATAATCGTCTCCCCCTGCTGCAATAGAGCGACGCCTGTTGCGGTGCCAGGCTCGGCCCCCACCCATCCGGGCAGGCGACCGCGTACTACTGCGTCCTCCAGTACCGAACGCATCGAAACCTCAGTGGCCTTGTAGGCCGGGTACGTGACGACGCTGACGTCGAACAACTGCTCGGCCCCGTCCGGAAGCAGCGTCCGAACAACCGATTCGTCCTCGGTGACGGCCCAGTCGTCTCCGCCCTCCCGGACGGTGAACGCGAAACTCATCTGGTCGACGTCGCCGCGCTGCATCGACGTCCGCAAGTCGTTCACCCAGCCGATCGTCTTGTCGACGCGGGCGAACACGTGCAGGCCACGCGTGTCCTCACGAAGCTCGAGCGTGCCGGCGGCGGTGCGCCCCATCACGAAGTTCGGGTCGTGGTTGAACAGCAGGCGCACGTCCGGCTGCTTGCGGAGCGACGCGCGGAAGAAGCCGGGCGCGATCAGCTCGCGGAAGCCGCCAAGGTCGTCCGAGAGGCTGTTGAACACGGCCGCGTGCCCGCGGAGCGTCGTTTCGTTCGGCTTCTCCGGGTCGCCGCTGTCGCGCCACTCGCACTGGTCGATCGGGACGTGGATCGTACGCCGCCCGCCCGACTCGGTCTGGGTGCTGCTCATAGGGTTTCCTCCCTACCTCGTGAGGAGTTCTTCGGCCGAAACGTGCGCCCGGCCGTTCTGGGACGCCGGGGAGGCGTCAGGAGTACCGCCAGGAGGCTCTGTGCTGGCTCCTACGGCCCCGCCACCTACCAGCGGGAACTGGAGCTCGTCCCCGCCCGGATGCGGCGGCAGGCCCTCTCTGGCGCGCGCCTCGTTCGGCGTCATCACGCCGCCCTGGATCATGTTCTTCCACGTAGCCGCCCTGACTTCCTCGGACGCGCGCTCGAGTTCCTCGGTGACGAACCGCCCGTAGACAGGCTGGCCGGCGAACAGGTCCGGGTCGGCGTCAAAAGCCTTCTCGATCCGGCGCAAACGCTCCACCATGTAGAACTTGATGAACATCTCCGTCCACCACAACTCGTTGCGGATCGGCTGCTCACCGGAGAGCTCGAGCAGGTGGTGCGGCCAGTGCCAGATCCGGCAGGCGTCCTCGATCGACACCCGCTTCGCCTCGATGAAATTCGCGTCCTGCATCGACAGCGGCAGCGCCGTCACGCCCATCTGCCCCCACAGCGCCCCCGGCTTCCACTGGTTGCCCGCCCCGGCGTGCTGGGCGTTCCAGAGCTCGACGGCGTCGCGCGCCTGGTTCTGATTCGACGCCCCCGTGAAGAAGAACGGCACCTGCGCGTTGTTGCGGAAGTAGTCGCCCTCGAACTTCTCCATCGCCACCGCGGAGCCGATCGCGTCGCGGTGCAGCTGGATCAACGACACGCCGTTCATCGCGCCGGGCGACGGGGTGTAGCCGCGCACGTGGATGATCTGCGACGACGGGATCGTCACCTGGACGCCGTCCTCGTCGTAGAACTTGTACTCCTTGCCGCCCCCGGGAGTGCGTCGAGCGATCATCCGTTGCGGGTCGAGCACGATCAGCGCCTTCACCCGCTTGTTGAAGAACGCCTTCTGGATGAACGCGTTCTGGGTCGCCTCGAGCGACAGCGCGACGTCGTAGAAGAACTGGAAGCTGTCGACGTCCGGGGAGGGCGAGTCGGCGAACAGGTCGGCCTGCCAGCCCGTCGCGACCGACTGGACGGTGCCCGTCTCGAAAATCTGGTACGGCATCGACGCGAGCAGCCCGGAGGCCTGCCGAATGACGCTGCCGACGGCCGGCACGCCCTGGGCGATGTCCGG